CAAGTATACAAGGATCGCTCAGTGGTGTGCCCGTCGAGGTACTCTCCAGGAGGAACTTTGCAATGACATTGCTAGGGAAATCCAAAAAGCCACAGATGCCAAAGACATAGGTGTTTATATTCAAGCAACACATGGTTGCTGTGAGAATCGAGGCATTATGGCACACTCAAGTCTAACACAGACCACTGTGCTTAAAGGTTCGTTTAAAGACGATCCAGGTACAAAGAAAGAGTTCTTTGACAATATCAAAATGCAACAAGAATTTGCCCCACGGTGATGCAAATGGACGATGACAACAATGACAAATCAAATGATGTACCATCTACAATAGATTCGATAGATCATGTTGAGTTTAAGTGGGACGAAACCAATACAACTGTTGGCATCATTGCTCAAGATATTGGCACTATTGACCTAAGTGATTATTGCAATATGGCCAGTGGTAGTGTATTGACTGCAGGGGCAAATGGCAGCAATAATTGGCTAAACAATTCTACTATATCATTTGCCAATGGCAGTTCATTCAATGCAGACACTACTACATATGGCAAGACCACTATTAGCACGGCTAAAAGCACAATTGACATTGATGAGCTAGCCGACATGATGGAAACACTTAAAAAGCGTTTGCTTATTTTAACACCCAACTTTGAAATGCATGAAAAGTATCCCATGCTCAAAGAACTTTACAACGAGTACAAAGCAATGGAAGCATTGCTATCAGGTCCCGACTCAAATGAATAAACTATCACTTTCCTGGCAAGATGTTGAACATGGCGTATACACTATTGCTAGAAGCATGCAACTAGATGGATGGACACCAGATTTAATTATTGGTGTTGATCGTGGTGGCTTACCTATCAGTATAATGCTTAGTCATTACCTTGGCGTACCACATACAACGGTCAAGGTGGCATTGCGTGATGAACCTGAAACTGAGTCATTGCTGTGGGCTCCAGATGAAGTTATAGCAGGTAAGAAAATTTTATTAGTTGATGATATCAATGATCAAGGTTCTACACAAGAGTGGCTCAAGGCAGACTGGGCTTCTAGTGTGGCAGGAATAGAGGTTGACTTTGTTGATAAATTCTGGCATAATAGTGTTCGTTGGGCAAGTTTGGTAGAAAACGAAAGTAGCAAAGAGTATAGTGATTATTATGGTGTAGTGGTCAACAAACTTGAGAATGATGTTTGGGTTGACTTTCCCTGGGAATCTTTTTGGAGCAGAAGCACATGAAAGTAGGATTTAGTTTAGGTCGCTGTATCCGTGACATTGTTGATGGCACAGTTGATGAAGGTGATGTTGTTGTAATTGTATCAGGTACTCGATTCACAACACAAGAACAATTGGAAGCTATTATAGCCGAGTACATGTGGCGGGATAACTACTTGTTGGGAATGGACGAAGCTGCCTGTCAAGGCGTTGCCAGTGTCTTATTCCGCGAAGGTAAAATTCATCAGCCACGTAATTTTGGTACTTACAGAAGTCAAATGCCAGAAGAATGTGTATGGGCCGACTTGTTACCTACAGGCGGACACCAAGATCCTATGGTACAAGAAGCGTGGCAAGCCTATCGTGGCATGCTGGGTCTCACTGGCAATAAGCCAGATGACAAAGAATATATTGAATCGAATTGGAAAATTTAAAATGACATTTGTAGTCACTGAAAGCTGTATTAAATGCAAGTACACTGATTGTGTAGATGTGTGCCCTGTTGATTGCTTTAAAGAAGGTCCTAACTTTTTGGTTATTGATCCTGACAATTGCATCGACTGTGCGGTATGCGTTCCCGAATGTCCGGTTGACGCTATTGTACCTGGGCACGAAGTCAAAGATGAATTCTGGACTGACCTTAACGCCAGGCTTGCGGTTGGCTGGCCAGTTATTACTAAAAAGAAAAGTCCTTTGCCCGAAGCTGAAGAGTTTAAGGCAGTGAAAGATAAACGTCATCTCTTAGAAGAATGAGTTTGATCAATCTAATCAAACTTGACAGTGTACCAAAGCTAGTAGAAAAATATACCGGCATTGGTGCATTACCTTTGGCATTGCCTAGGTTTGAATTAGATGATACAGAAGCATTTTGGCGTGTGTGGAACGAAGAAGTCGTTGCAGTTGAGAGGCAACATATTGATCGTGGAGCAATTGGTAAAGATGCACCTGTTATGTCCTTTACACAGTGGGAAGGACTAGCAATGTACGAAGATGCAACTTTGCTGTCCAAGGCTGCATGGAACACCAGAATATCAACTGCACTTGCCGCTACACAACATCGATTCTTAAAATCAGTGTTCGAAGAACTGCCATTTCGTAGAATACGTTCTGTCAGACTTTGGAGTGCTAATCGTGAAGTCCGAGCACACTATGATGGGAACATGCCATCTAGCTTGGATGGTGTGTTGCGTTTTCCTACAGAAATTAGAATCATGCTAGACGATCAAAATCCGCGTGAAACATTTTGGCTAACACCAGTAGCAAAACACAACCCTCAAGCGCAAGTACCGCAAGTGGACAAACACTATGTCAAACTTCCGATAGATACAAATACATTTGCATGGAATAACGAAGATTTCTTGCATGGAGCAGACTTTGATCCACAGTATAGAAAAATACTTGTGGTCATTAAAGGTTGGATCGATGTAGATAGACTAGAGTCACTACTTGATCAAAGCATAAACAAGTACCCCGAGTACATTATTAAAGGTTAACATGACAAATATTATCATTCAAGGAAAAGGCATTGTTGGTCAATCAACTGCCCTATTTTTAAGAGAGTTTCTACCAAACGCAGAAGTTCGATTTAACGATCCATACAAACAAGTAATTGCACCAGCTGATGCATGGGCCACGGCAGATTATGTTATTGTTTGCGTGAACACTGACCTAGATACAACACTTGCTCTACCTGAGAACGACACAAAGAACGTCAGTGATGCCATTAACGAAGCATTGGCAAATGGATTTAAAGGAATCTTTGTTGTTCGTAGCACATTAGGTATGAGTGCTATTAAAGATTATACTGAACAACTCGGTCAACATTTGTTGGTATGGCCCGAATACATTCGTGAGGCTACTTGGCAAGAAGATTCAGTTAATCCAAAGTTTATTATTTTAGGTGGTGAGCCAGCAGAAGCATTTGCTGACCTACTGACTGAATATAAAGGTCCTGCATTTATTACTGATCCAATGGAAGCCATGGTAGCAAAACTTTCTACCAATACATTCTTGGCAATGAAAGTCATCTTTGCCAACCAAGTTGAGCAGTTATGCAAATCATTTGGTGCCGATTACAACATTGTTAAGGTAATGTTAGAGAATGAAGGGCGACTAGGATCAAGTCATTGGAGCGTACCGGGCTTTGATGGTGTTCCAGGATTCTCAGGTAAATGCTTTCCCAAGGATGTTCAAACGTTTGAAACTGCCTTGGTCAAGTCTGGTATACATGTGGACCTGATTCGAGCCATTGCAGATCTAAATAACGAAATGAGGAACAATGTCAAAGGATGATTCATGGCAACATGTTGTAAAAGCATTACGAAATATCAAAGGTTTGGACGCAGACCCCATTGACCCCAAATGGGTTTTGTGTTATACTGATGGTATAAGAAATATTGTTTTGGACCACAGTCATGCTAATTTAGATGATGTGCTACAGGCATTTGAAGACTTTTGTAAAGGCGCAGGCTTTGTGTTTGATCACTTTGCAATAGTAGATGAAGATGGTATTCCCATCCATGGACTTAACTCTATAGCTAAATTAGAAGGCGGCGATGAAGATCAAACTGGTTAGTGACTTGCACTTGGAGTTTAGTGATATTAACATCACTAACGAAGACAAGTGTGATGTTCTGATTTTGTCAGGTGACATTATGGTTGCACAGGATCTGCACGACCATGCGGCTGCTGACTTTAGCCCATATAGCAGTGGTGCATTGGCAGACCTTGGTCGTAAGATACAACGGGTTGCTCGCTTTCGTGATTTCCTAAAGCGTTGTAGTTTTCAATTTCCACATGTGGTTTATGTAGCAGGTAATCATGAATTTTATCATGGTAAGTTCTATGCTGGTATTGATTACTTGCGTGAAGAATGTGCCAAATACCCTAACGTCTACTTTTTAGAATGTGATACCAAAGTCATTGACGATGTAACTTTTATTGGTGCTACCTTATGGACTAACATGAACAAAGGTGATCCACTAACCATGCATGCCATTGAAGGCATGATGAATGACTTCCGTATTATTCGTAACGACAAGCGTAACTATGCCGCTATGAGTGCCCGTGATGTTGTAGATCGCCATGCTCGTACATTGCAGTACTTTAGAAGTGTACTAGCAGAACAGCATGATCGTAAGTTTGTTGTCGTTAGTCATCATAGCCCTAGCTTTCAAAGTGTACACGAACAATATAAAAATGAACAACTCATGAACGGTGGCTACCACAGTGACTTGAGCGAGTTCATCTTAGACCACCCACAGATCAAGTTGTGGACGCATGGTCACACTCACCATCCATTTGATTATGTAATTGGTGAGACTAGAGTGGTATGTAACCCACGTGGTTACGAAAGCGATGGTTACAGTGAAGACAGTGGCTGGAACCCTAATATTGTTATTGAAGTTTAAGGAGTCAACATGATTGATATGAAACAATTTTTTGAAGCTGTTGGTTATCGTATTACTGAAGGCGGCAACTACGGCTGGAACTGCTATGGTCCCAACTCACATCAGCTGAGTGCTTGGAATGGTATTCACGGCTCAGGAGGCTGGAGTGCTAACATTGTGTTTAGTACTAAAAGCCAAAAGGTGTATGAAGTAGAAGTATGCGACTATACCAATGATCGTGCATATCGTTTGATTAATTCTAAATATCAAAAGCGTCACAACAAGGAAGCAGAAGAGCGCGGTGTGTTAAAAGATCAGGCCTGGGATGATGTTAATTATGTTGATCTCGAAACTGACGAAGACTTTTTGCAAAAGTTAACGGCCATCGTTAACGGTGAAGAATATGATACTCGAGTAAGTGTCCCTGTTGACTTTACTGATGAGGAACTGCTAAAGTACATGACCATGGCACACGAACGTGATATGACCTTTAATGAATTCGTTGAAGATGCATTGCGCTGGGCCATTGAAGAAACCAAGGCCGGTCGTTTGACCAAAGAAAAGGCCGAGAAAATTTTAGAAGACAGTTACAGTGAGATTTAATTAATGAAGACGAGAGAACAAATTATTACCAGCATGTGCTACACCTGGCGACATGACTACGGACTCCGAAAAGGTGGAGCCGAAGATTACGGCACTAAATTTAGTGCAGGTATGACCGATGAAGAAGCACGAGTACTATGGAATCAAATGGCTCAAATTTTTGATAACAACATTCTTCCGCATATGGAATTTAAAAATGGACAATAAACTACACGAAGTTATGAACATTCTCAGTGAAGAATGTGCTGAGGTGATCCAGGCAGTGAGTAAGTGCCATCGTTTTGGTTTGGATAACCTCAAGCCTGGCAAACCCCTAACTAATGCACAACACCTAGAAGGTGAAATTGGTGATTTACTTGCCATGGTAGATCTGTTAAAATTAAAGGGTATTGTAACAGACGCAGGGCTCGAAACCGCAAAGTTAGCCAAGATTGAAAAACTAAAGAAATGGTCAAGTATCTATGAATGAATTTAAAGTAAGCGAAGTGTTTTATAGCGCACAAGGCGAAGGTCGCTTTATTGGTGTGCCCAGTGTGTTCTTTAGAACATTTGGCTGCAACTTTAAATGCCCCGGCTTTGGATTACCTGCCGGTGAAAAAACAACTGAGCCAGATGACATTGGCAAAGTGGTACATCTTTACAAAACATTTGAAGAGTTGCCTTTGGCCCAAACAGGATGTGACAGTTATGCGTCATGGCATCCTGCATTCAAGCATTTGAGTCCAACATACAGTGTTGAACAAAGCATTGATGCAATGTTAGACTTGACACCTAACAATCATTGGATGCAAGATAATGGCAATGATGTACACTTGGTTATCACAGGTGGAGAGCCGTTGTTGGGTTGGCAAATGCTTTACCCGGAACTATTGAGTAATCCTCGTATGCGAGATTTACATAATCTAACATTTGAAACAAACGGTACTCAACATTTGCACAAAGAGTTTAAAGACTTTTTGTCTGACAACTATCACTTGCCAAAAGATAATATTACATTTAGTGTAAGTCCCAAGCTAAGTGCCAGTGGTGAGAAGTGGTCAGATGCTGTCAAGCCTGATGTAATTGTAGAATATCAACAACGCGGTCATGTTTACCTAAAGTTTGTTATTGACAACATCTTAGACTTCAATGAAGTTGATCGTGCTGTTAAAGAATATCGTGCAGCCGGCTTTCATGGATCAGTGTACGTTATGCCTGTTGGTGGTACTGACAAGGCATACTTTTCAAATACACGACACATTGCTGACGAAGCACTAGCACGTGGTTATCGTTACAGTCCTAGACTTCACGTTGACATTTGGTCTAATGGTTGGGGCAAGTGATGGATAAATCAAAGTGTGACTTACATAAAGGAAATTAATGACGTACCTATTTACAAGTGAGAGCGTGTCAGAAGGACACCCAGATAAAATTGCCGATGCCATCAGTGATGCAGTATTAGACTTAGTTATGGCCAAAGAAGATTCAAGTCTTCGATGCGCCTGTGAAACATTGGTAACAACTAATCGGGTCGTGCTTGCTGGAGAATACAAAGGCCTTTTAGACAAACTAGATGTTGAAGGTGCAGTACGCAATGTAATTAGAAAAGTGGGATATGAACAATCAGGATTTGATTGGCGTAATGTAGAAATCACAAACTTACTACACGGTCAAAGTGCAGATATTGCATTAGGTACTGACAACTTTGGTGCAGGTGATCAAGGCTTAATGTTTGGTTATGCTTGTAATGAAACTCCTGCATACATGCCAAGTGCAATTTATTGGGCACATCGTATTGTAGAAACTCTTGCAGATGTTCGCAAAAATGGCATTATTAGTTGGCTAGGCCCCGACGCAAAGAGTCAAGTGACATTTGAATACAACGACGACTCTACGCCAAAGCGTATTGCCAAAATTGTATGTAGTACACAACATGATGACAATGTTGACATTGAAACTGTCCGCAGTACAGTTAAGAATATTATTAGAAATCTACTACCTGGAAATTTAATCGATGATGACACGGAATTTTATATTAATCCTACTGGCCGGTTTGTTATCGGCGGGCCTGACGGCGACACTGGTCTCACTGGACGCAAAATTATTGTTGACACTTACGGTGGCTATAGCCCACATGGTGGCGGTGCTTTCAGCGGTAAAGATCCTACTAAGGTAGATCGTAGTGCCGCATATCTAACACGTTGGATTGCCAAGAACATTGTAGCCGGTGGCTATGCTGATTGGGCCAATGTACAAATTAGCTATGCTATTGGACTTGCACAGCCTATGAGCTTTTACATTGAAAGCAATGGTGATAGTAGAAAGCTAACTAAAACTGTTGAAGAGTTAGTTGACCTAACTCCAAAAGGGATTATTGATAGATTTGAATTGTTCCGTCCTATCTATAGTAGCACAACAAATTACGGGCACTTTGGCAAGGACTACCTGCCATGGGAAAAGATTGATTTATTTTAAGGAACAATATGGATTACAAAGTAGCAGATATTAGTTTGGCGGCCTGGGGTCGTAAAGAGATTGAAATCGCAGAACATGAAATGCCTGGTCTCATTGCATTACGCAATCGATATCGAGACAGTCAACCGTTAAAAGGTGCTCGCATTGCTGGCAGCTTGCACATGACCATTCAAACTGCTGTTCTAATTGATACACTGGTTCAATTAGGTGCCAGTGTACGTTGGAGTAGCTGTAATATTTTCTCCACACAAGATCAGGCCGCGGCTGCCATGGCAGCAAGTGGTATTCCTGTTTTTGCATGGAAAGGCGAAACCGAAGAAGAATACTGGTGGTGTATTGAGCAAACACTATCTGGTCCCGATGGTTGGTTACCAAACATGTTACTTGATGACGGTCATGACTTGACTGGATATGTACATGACAAGCATCCAGAGTTGCTGGATGCCATTGTTGGCGTGTCAGAAGAAACTACCACTGGCATTCATAAACTGATTGAGCGTATTGCAGCCGGTACATTGAAATTGCCTGCAATCAATGTGAATGATTCTGTTACCAAGACCAAGTTTGATAACAAGTACGGATGTAGAGAATCCCTAGTTGATGCTCTTAAACGAGCAACTGATGTTATGATTGCAGGTAAGATTGCTGTTGTATGTGGTTATGGTGACGTTGGCAAGGGTTCTGCAGAAAGTCTACGTGGTTTGAATGCTCAAGTATGGGTCACTGAAGTAGATCCAATTTGTGCGTTACAGGCTTCAATGGATGGCTATCGTGTTGTTACAATGGATTATGCCTGCAGGCTTGCAGATATTTTTGTAACTGCAACTGGCAACGTTGATGTTATTACACGCAATCATATGTTGCAAATGAAACACAATGCCATTGTATGTAACATTGGACATTTTGATTCAGAAATTGATATTGCAAGCATAGCCGACGCAGAGTGGAACGAAGTAAAGCCGCAAGTTGATCTTGTTAAGTTAAGCAACGGTCGTCAAATTATTATTTTGGCAAAGGGACGACTTGTAAATCTTGGATGTGCTACTGGGCACCCAAGTTTTGTAATGAGTAACAGTTTCACTAACCAAGTCTTAGCACAGATTGAACTGTGGCAAAATACTGCTAATTATGAACGTGGTCAAATGTATAACTTACCACGTAAGTTAGACGAACAAGTTGCAGAATTACACCTGGCACACGTTGGTGCAGAATTAACCACACTAACAGAGAAGCAGGCCAATTATATTGGTGTCACAGTTGACGGTCCGTTTAAACCAGAAACCTATAGATATTAAAATGTTTGGAACAGGGTACACAGGAGGAGATCCAATGAAAGCACAACAGCCTGCACAAGGCATCAGCATTGACAATGACTTTGGAGATGCCAAGGTGTTTAATGTTGAATGCGATTGCACAGCCGATGACCATGCTGTAAAGATGTGGATCGAAGTACAACGTGACAAAGACTTGCCTGACGTTGAGGTGAGTTTTTATGTTACTACATGGACTCCGTTGTGGGAAGGTTGGGGCGATAGGTTACGAGCTGTGTATGATATCCTCTTTAAAGGAGTACACAAACAAGAGCATCATATGTTATTAAATAAGCAAAGTGCATTGAACTTTGCCGCGGCAATTGATGCTACTGTTAAAGAGTTTGAAGTACGTGATAACAAACAATCATAATTGGTATATACTATGTCAACGTGGTCTCATGAGTGTTCGTATTCTTGTGGAAAAACTGTAACCATGTCAACTGAAGAAAAATCATGTTCATTATGTGGTATCACATATTATGATCAAATTGTTAAGCTCAGTGTTCTTGCACCCGAGCTACCGAAGTATAGGGAAAAGCAAATTCCCATGTTGTTCAAGGCATTTAAAAGAGACAAAGATGAATGATGATCATGCAAATTTAACAAACCCATGTGTGGGTATTTGTGTATCTGATGACAGCGGCATGTGCATTGGCTGTTATCGTACACAGGATGAAAGAAGCAATTGGTATAGCGAAACCGTTGACTGGCGGGAAACAGTACTAGCTGACTTGCCTAAGCGAGAAGAAAAAATGTTCGAAGGGGACAACTGATGTTTGAATTTATCAAAAAAATTTTTAAAAAGAAGCAGACTGCAAAGTCAATGCGAAACAGTCCCGAACCTTGGGTCAACGTAGTGCAAGCACACTTGGCTCCAGACAATCCCAAACAAGGATACTTTGAACTTGAATGGAATCCTGCGTTTGTACTGTTCTTGCAACGTGGTGGTTATCAAGGTGCCACTGCCGAAGACATTGTGGATCAATGGTTTACTGACATGTGTCGCAATGTCAGCATGGACAGTGATGCCGCATCATCGTTTGTAGCAGACGCTGGTCGTATGCAAACAAACAATCGTACTCGCAATCAATGAGAGTCACCTCGGTCAATCTAAGTAACGACACAAATGATTATCGACAAAATAACCTGGCAGTAGAATTACACATACTATGTTTAAACCTTTCAGCCCCAAATGAAAAGTTTTACAAGATATTCGACCAATTAAAATTTTCAGGTATTACAAAAAACCCACAGGAAAAAATTAATCTAGAACCCGGTGGTGTAGTTGGGGATCGACACTATATGCCTAATGTAATCATAAAAGAGCATGATGCCTTTTATAAATTGTCTCCTTATAAACAAGTCAGTTTGATGAGCAAAGAACGCTACACTGAACTGAATCAGTTATACAATAAAAATATACAAGCAGGTCAATTTGGTGAGAATATTCAAATCGAAGACTTTGCTTCAATCGAAAAAGTATCGCAAGGCACTGTGTTGCAGTTAGGGGAAACTGCACAAGTCAGAGTAATGCATCTAAGGACTTTTTGTTATAAATTTTCAACAGTACTATTTCCAACTGCTGACATGTACTTTGCTTGGATAAAAAGCAAAAAAGATCAAATCATTCGGCGAATTGGTGTAACTGGACAAGTTATAAAATCTGGTACCGTTGGACCAAACGATACAATAAGCGTTGTTTATACACCACCAGAGCATGTTGATCTTCGATACTTTGATCCACTAGTTGACGGTGTTGCCAGTCGCATACAATGTGGTCCACCAACTAATGCTTGACAATTCTTTCTAGAACTGCTACAATACACACATGAGCTACTTAATCGTTGATGCCGCAAACTTATTCTTCCGTGCCCGTCATGTGATCCGTTCCGGTGATCCTGAAGAGCGTGTTGCAATGAGCTACCATATTATTCTTGCTTCAGTTCTACGCCAATGGCGTGATCGACAGGGCCAGCATGTTGTCTTCTGCTTTGAAGGTCGAAGCTGGCGCAAGGATGTTTACAAACCTTACAAAGCAAATAGAAGTGATGCACGTGCCGCACAGACTCCTAAAGAAGCAGAAGAAGAAAAACTGTTTTGGGAGAGCTTCGACAAGTTTTACGAATACATTAGTACTAAGACTAATGTGACTGTTCTTAAGAACTCTGTGTGCGAAGCTGACGACTTTATTGCACGTTGGATCCAATTGCATCCTAGCAACAATCATGTGATTGTATCGAGCGACACAGACTTTGAACAACTGATTGCACCTAACGTTCAATTGTTTAATGGCATCACTGGCGTGCTTACTACACACGAAGGCTACTTTGATGAAAAGGGTAAACCTGTCAAAGACAAAAAGTCAAAAGAAGTAAAGCCTGCGCCCGAACCCGAATGGTTGCTGTTTGAGAAATGCATGCGTGGTGATACAAGCGATAATGTCTTTTCAGCATACCCAGGTGTTCGTACTGTTGGGACTAAGAACAAAGTAGGCCTACAAGAAGCATTTGCTGATCGCAACAACAAAGGATTCATGTGGAACAATCTAATGCTTCAGCGTTGGACCGACCATGAGGGTGTCGAACACTTGGTGCGTGACGATTATGAACGCAATAAGGCCATTATTGACCTAACTGCACAACCTGACCATATCAAAGCCGAGCTTGATTCAACCATTGCCGAAGCTGTACAAAAAGCAAGAAATACGCAAGTAGGACCTCATTTTATGAAGTTCTGCGGTAAGTACAATTTACAAAAGGCAAGTGATAATGCTCAACAACACACTGAATGGCTGGCGTCCAGCTATAACTAAATTAGGGGTCATTTCCCTCCTTGCCTTTTGTATCTTTTTTACATGGCCTGTAGGTGCCGAAGTTTTTAAACTTGACTCGCAATGGACATGTGGTAAAACGGAAGACCTAGCTAAAGAACTCAAGGCCGCTGGCGAAGATGTTGTTGCAGTTGGAAACATTGATGGTCTAGTGATGTTTACACTTTGGGCAAGCCCCAAAACACGCACATTTACCGCAGTTGGAACTCCAACCAAAAACCCTGAAATGAGCTGTATTATTATACACGGCGACAAATTGTCAATTGTGCAACCTAAAAATATAATTTAGATGGCTCATTAAACACATACTTTTGATAAATAAAAGTATGAGTAGACCAAAGCCCAACATCCTATTAACGTACACAAACCCAAGAACTTACAAAAGCGAAGAAGTCCTTGCGGCTGATGCAATATACGCTGTTTTTTACAAAGACAAGCCTATCAATCTTCGCACACTGAATAGCTTAATCAGCTATCCGGGTCCAAAATACAAAAAGGTAAGTTTCTCCAATCCCGGGCATGCGTTTAACCTAGCAGACAAGTTAAACAAGTTGTTCAAATGCACAGACTTCTCTGTTGTTGAATTAAAGCAGGGACGCAAGATCAATGAGCAAGGAACTTCCTACAAAGATAACTGAGTACTTGGCTCAGTACCCAATTCCGCACATTTGGGAAAACACCAAGATAACAGAGTACACTGTTTTTAAAAACTACCAACCTGGCAAGCAAAAAGGTCTACGCTTGACTACATTCGGTTGGGAACTAATGAGATCGCACTTTCGCTACTGGTCATATCAATGCCCTCCAGGATGGAGCCCTAAGCCCGGGCACTTGATTGGTCTTGAACAACACCTAGATTGGCCCTACTATCACGGTGCTGGTTATTTTCGAGTATTTGGTGAACAAGACGCTATGGAAATCCGTCTAGTGAACGATGACATCATTCTGTGGCTAGACGGATTGAGTAGGCGTGCGCAGGGAAAAGGATAAGCTCGGTAACTTCTGCAAACTGCATAAATATCTTTATGCAACATTGGCAACCATATGTGAAAGCAGGTTGGGAGATAGTTGTTGAGGCGCAAGGTCAAAGCAACACATATTTGCAATCTGACGTAGAAGCATTTCTAGTGCATACCATTGCTCGGACCTTTGAACGCACCGACATATGGAACGAGCCAATTGCAATCAAACTCATGTCTGCACAAAGCAAGCCCGGACTAACCAAACGCATTGAACTTCGTAGTGTAGGTGAAGAATGCTTGTTCATTGATGCATGGGAAATCAAACAACGTAGATGGCCCAGTGCAAGGTACTTCCAAGACATGGGCGCCATTGCGTTTGGCATGGCTAGTATAGCAACCGAACCAACAGACAAACTGCTAGAATTAGTAGGTGAAAACTTTGGACGCATGAGCCAGGTGCTACGAACTGCTAGAAATTTGGCAAAAATTGCTTAATTTTTAAGCAATGTTGCTAAAAAACAACAAAAAATCCTGAAAAGAGAGCCAAAAAAGCATAAAAACAGGTTGACTTTAGGCTCAAAACGCCATACAATAGTAACACTATGAAACGGACTACTATCACTTTAAAGCTAGAGCGTACTAAGCGTAGAGCCATTGAGCTGTACCATGCTGACAGCCCTTTTCGGGCCAAAGTTGTGGAAAGCAAAAAAGCCTACAAAAGACGCGAAAAGCATCAAAAAGTGGTTGACAAGGATCTGGATCAATAGTATAATCTAAACATTGCGGAACGGTTCTGCAATACACACTTAAACACACAAGGAAATTTTATGTCTAAAGTTACTGCCAAAGCTCTTGAAGCCGCTGTCGAGTCCCTTACTGCTGAAAAAGTTTTTACTTTTGTCGGCTATGGTGTTGACCCCAAGGGTCGCGGTGCAATCCGTTACACTAACGACAAGCGCCGTACTGGCACTCTGATTCGTGGCAAGTTCACTGACGTTAAGTTTGTGGCACTGCCCCGTCCGATGACTAAAGAAGAGATTCTTGCTAGCGAGTTCATCGCTCAAGTTATGCCAGCACAAGAACAGGCTGTAGCATAAAAACAACACAGGCATTTAGTTGTTGACAATCGCAACTAAATGCCTTATAATACATACATGTTCAACAAACCCTAAGTAGGAGCCACCAAAATGGGAAATCAAGTAGAAACCCGTACAGTTAAGATTAGCGAGTGCAAGCCAATTTTGCGCCGTGCCGTACAGAAACGCCGTCCAGTATTTGTCTGGGGTCCTCCCGGAGTCGGCAAGTCTGATATGGTGAACCAAGTTGCCGCCGAATGGCCTAACTCTGCAGTCGTAGACTTGCGTATGGCCTTGATGGATCCCACTGACATTAAAGGTGTGCCTTACTACAGTGCAGGCGACAACACCATGAAGTGGGCTACCCCTAGCGAACTGCCTACTGCGGAATTTGCCGCACAACACGATGTGGTGTTTTTGTTCCTTGACGAACTGAACTCTGCTCCTCCTGCTGTTCAAGCCGCGGCTTACCAGCTTATCCTTAACCGCAAGGTTGGACAATACACATTGCCAGACAATGTTGTTATGATTGCCGCAGGTAACCGTATGGGCGATAAGGGTGTTACTTATCGTATGCCTAGTCCACTTGCCAATCGTTTCATGCACTTGGAGATCCGTGTGGACTTTGAGGACTGGGAACAATGGGCTATTATGAACGAGATCCATCCACACGTGGTTGGCTTCTTGAAGCAGTTCAAAGGTGACTTGTACAACTTTGATCCTACGCAACACGACCGTGCGTTCTCTACTCCACGTACCTGGAGTTTTGTAAGTGACATGTTGGATGACGACATGCCCGACAGTGCCAATACCGACATGGTGGCAGGCTTAGTTGGTGAAGGTATGGCAATTAAGTTTATGGCGCATCGTAAGCACGCCGCAGACTTGCCTGACCCTAGCGATGTGTTGAACGGCAAAGTTACCACTTTCAAATCCAAGGAAGTGAGTGCCGCATACGCTCTGGTTACCAGCTTGAGCTACGAACTTCGTACTCGTTACGAAGCAGGCAAGCGAGCAGGTAAGTTGGACGAGTTCAACAAGAATGCCGACAACTGGTTGGGCTTTATGATGGCGAACTTTGAACCCGAAATGGTTATCATGGGTGCCCATACAGTGCTGAAGTCTTACAAGGTTGTGTTTGATCGCAAGAAGATGACCAACTTCCCAGAGTTCTTCAAACGTTACGCTAATCTGCTTACAGATGAGTGATAGAATGCGTTCCGGGTCTATTGCAGAAATGCTGTATGGCCCGGAATACAACAAGATCTGGACGGATCAACCCCCTACCCCTTCTGATGTTAGCGAGTGGCTCCGCGAACAAAGGAAAGGTTGGTCCGTCCGGACTCTTCATAGAGCCACAACAATCAATGAAGTTACCAAATGGGCCCGAGAACAAGGTCTAAAAAGATTAGATTGGGACTTTATTCCCAAGCAAAAAATCTGGTTTAGAGACCCTGAAATTGCCATGATTTGGGACCTAACTTGTAGTCAAAAAACAACAGATAATCTGTGTGCAAAAATGGTTGACCAAACCCCAAAATCGTAGTATAATAGATACATACAGTAAGAAATTTAGGAGTCACAATGTCTAAAATGCCCGCAAAAGATCGCTTAATTAAGAGCCGTGTTAGTATGTTGCTCAAGTATCCCTTTTGGGGTCCATTGGCGGCACGACTAAAACTAGAAGAAGTTGAATGGTGCAAGACCATTGCCACAGACGGCCGCAAGTTTTACTACAATAAAGATTTCGTTCAGAAGTTGAGCGATGGCGAGTTGGTGTTTGGCTTTGCACATGAACTTGGACACATCATCTTTGAACACATGACACGCCGCGGCAGTCGCGAGCCTGGCATTTGGAACATGGCTGGTGACTTTGTTATCAATAACATGTTGATTCGTGAAAACGTTGGTACCCGTATTACCGCGGTAGACATTTTAGCAGACCGCAAGTATGAAGGTAAGACTGCCGACGAAGTATACGATGACTTGATGGCTAATGCCACTGTTATCAAGATGCCGTTTGACGAGCACTTGGAAATGGACGGCGAAGGTGAAGGTTCCGGTGATGGCGATGGCGACCAAGATGGCAATGGCAATGGCAAAGGCAAGCCTAAGTTCAAGAAACTGAGCGAAGAAGAAAAGAAAGCCTTGCGTGACGAATGGCGTGAAGCTGTGATCCAAGCCGCAAAGAACGCAGGTGCAGGTAACACTCCCGGTGACATTGAACGCCTTGTCAAGGATATCACTGCTCCTGTAATGGACTTGAAGGACTTGTTGCGTATTCAGTTTAGCGGCAGTGTCAAAAGCGACTACACATGGATGCGTCCTAACCGCAAGGCTTGGCATACCGGTGCAGTAATGCCCGGACAATTGCCCGGCGAAGAACTTGACATTGTTGTTGCACTAGACGCTTCTGGTTCTATTTGTGATCGTATGCTGTCAGACTTCTTGGGCATGGTGCAAGGTAGCTTGGATCAGTTTACAAGTTACAAGGTGCGGGTAGTTACCTTTGACACGGACATTTACAACGAAGACACGTTTACAGGCGATGACGGTCGTAGCATGGGCGAGTACAATATCCAAGGTGGTGGCGGTACAGACTTTACTTGCATCTGGCAGTGGATGAAGCAGAATGATGTTCAGCCCCATCAGCTTGTAGTATTCACAGACGGCTACCCGTTTGGTTCATGGGGCGACCCTGACTACTGCGATACCTTGTTTGTTGTGCATGGTAGCAATACTATCACAGCACCGTTTGGTATCACTGCTAACTACGTACCGCCTAAACACTGATTTTGCTGTGGCTCCTTTTAACGCACCTTAGGGTGCGTTTTTTTTGGCTGTGTTAAATACTTGTATGATAAATCTGCCATATGCTGAAGTTACCTGGATGCTGAATGCGCATTGTAAATTCCAATGTTCGTATTGCCAGCCACAATTTAAAAATGGCAGTTTAGATAAGTCGCTTGAGCAGTACTTGTCTGTTATTGAAAAGCTACAAGACACTAGATACAATCATCACGCTAAAATATATTGGAAGATTGGTGGCGGTGAACCCTTGCACTTTCCTCACCTTGGCACACTCTTAAAGAAGATGAAAGAGAAACCTTGTATCATTAGATTAGACACCAGTGGCGATGACAGTTGGTTTTCTCTTTATGGTGTAATTAATTTTCTTGATGCAGTTGAGCTTACATATCATTCGTGGCAGAATGATGATGTGTTTGATTTTATACTTGAGCAATGTCAAGAGAAGAATGTGAGTGTGTCTATTGTTGTGCCTTTAGTACCAGACCGTATCAATGAGTCAAGGGAAAAAGTAAAACAGTTTGTAGAGCTAGGATACACCTGTAATGAGCAAGTATTGCACGATGCAGATGGCGAATTGCATCGAGGATACAGCACTGTTGATACCAATAGAATCTTTGGTAGGCCTGATGATTACGTTCCAGAAACTGTTGTATTTGACCCAAATGTTCCAGATCCGAGATACGTTGATCTAAGCATTGCCAACAACACAGATCCTGTTTATACTGGCATGCCCTGTTATGCTGGAGTAGATTGGTTGCACATTGGCCACAAAGGCTTTGTATCATATAGCCAATGCGGAGGTAGAAATGAACACTTCAATGCATTTGATCCAAATTGGCAACCACCCAACACGCACTTTGCATGTACTGTAAACCAATGCAGGCACGAACAAGATCGTAAAACAATAAGAATCATCTCTGTATAAGCACATATTTTTGGCTACACACCATGGCATTTTTTGCTATAAGTATTTGCGGAAGACATCCATCTTTTAACCTAGGAGATTTAAATGGAAAACGTTCAAGCAGAACAAGAGCAAACACAGCAGCCAATTGGCTTAACACTACAAGACATGAAGATTCTTGCTGGTGCAATTGAGTTAGCATCACAGCGCGGCGGATACCGTGCAGGCGAAATGGAAATCATTGGCACAACATACAACAAGTTGGCCAGCTTTCTAAAAGCCAACGAACCAGCGCCTGCCGAAGAAGGTGCAGAAGTTACCGCAGACGCGGCCACAGAGTAATTTAAGGAGATACCACATGGCACAATTCATTAAACATGTTGGAGTCAACGGTCAAGGGAAGAAATGCGTTGTGGTATTTCGCGAACTACCCGGTGACCCAGATTCAGCGTTAATCATTCCCACTGAGACATTACCGCAATTGTATCACGATGATTTAATTAGTGCAATCGAGCACCCAAATTGTCAAGACTTAATGGATCCGAGTGATTACTTGTTCCGTCAAGTTTTTAACGATGGTACAAATATGCTTAACACATTGCACCAAAAAGGCTGGATGGTCAAAGTGCCAACCAAGTCTGTTGCAATGACACCACGCCCTGGCACTGTTATCAACTTAGTTGACTTGAATCGCGAGTTGAAACAAATTGCCAATGCACAAACAGCAGCCGGAACACGCTCAAGTGATATTGCAAATAATGCACCAGCCAATAATCCTCCAGGGGTTATTACTGACGAAGCACTTGCCAGCAAGTATCGTGTTCAAGCTAACCAGTTCGAGTTAGAAGCAAGACGCCTACGTGAGGAGGCAGAAAAGCTAGACCCAAAAGGCGCGGCCGCGGTCGCCCCCGTAAGTCCGACTCCGTCATCAACAGCGACAACACAAGTAGTAAAGCGGGGCCGAGGACGTCCAGCAAAAGCACAAGCAGTTTAAAACCAAAATTGTTTGACCGTATTAAATCGTTTTGGAGTAGTTAATGAGCATCCGCAAAAAGGATCGTAGTTTCGAAGAAATGCTACGTGAGATACACGTCGAAGAAGTTCCAGTTGAGTACATTGACTGGATCAAGGTGTATCTCAATGACGGCACAGAAGTAGTCTTTAAAAAGGAAGACCTGTCTGATATTAAAAGTAGTAACGAAATTTTAGCAAGTAAGCAACTAGAACAATATCTAGATAGAATCGTAGACTTTGAAGTTATGATGGATAGTGATCTTATTAAGACTCGTGTGACGCGAGTAGTTGGTGCATTGTTGGCTACACACTTTAATCAATGATAGACTTACTTTTATTGAACCCTGGTGCTGAGGCAGAGCCGTTGGCTCGTGTGCTAACTGCTAATAACGTCAGTTATGAAATTGTAAACACTGCTGGGCAACTGTTTGCGTATCCGCCCAAGCTAACTGTATTAAATTTAAATAACTCTCCGTGGGACCATGCTCAGCAGTACAAATCTGCTATAGCATGGAACTGGGGTGGACAAAACTGGTTTGATAAAATTGGCGATCAAGTATTATTACACAATAAGCCCTTGGTAGATAGAAAAGAATACTATCTAACCAACAAGTTCGAAGTTGAGTTAGGACGTATGTTTAACATACTATCTTATAAAGGTCGCCATGTAATTATAGATGCGTTTGTATATAAGAACGCTAGATGGCATGTGATAAAAGATCAATCGTTACCTTTTTACGTCAACGGAGTTGAAGAAGCATTTGCATTTTTAGACCAAGTAGGGTTGTTAAATGGTCCCAATCAAGTGTTTATTACGCCAGACGGTAAAATTTCTGTGCGTTCAGTACCAAGACCATTTGTACATGCCAAAACTTCAAATAGAAACTTTTTAGATATTTGGCCACACATACTTACCCTAGAAGTTGAGCAACCTAAGAAAGCTATCTTGGCATTTTATAGTTGGGTTGAACGCACGGGCTCAGCTAAACAGTTTCAGTTAGAAACTGGTTTGTGAGTTTTAAATAAAATATCCCACAGTGGGAAAAATAATCCGTAGTTAAAGTTAGTGGCACGATGATGAATCAAGTGCCACTTCCCACTTGTAAGGTACGGGTACAAATTAAATTTAGGATTGTGCTCAATGGTTTCTTGAATCAATGCGGCCCACAAGTAATAGAACACGCTAACCCACCAGTAACCAGTGACCCAACTAAAAATCAAAGTTGGGACAACTTCTGTAATCCATAGATCTAGTGTACTCATCCAAGTGTCGTTGAACAGAAACAAGTTGTTCCAATGCCACTTGGTTTGTTCATGTGTATTAATGTACTTGTGATGATCTGCGTGTGCCTTAAATGCAACTGGGAAAAACTTTAACCCTACACCATGAATAATACGGTGTATAATGTAAAGGTACAAGGTCCAACTGAGAAATACAAAAATATGTTCCATACTGTACTTATGAATTTTACCGGGGCACAGTTGCCAATAAATATTGTTATGGAATACTTTAAAGAGATTGATTTGCCAAGTTGGCCAGCGGTGCAGGAATTTTGTCGCAGTAAGTGGGACGGGGCATTTACTACTGCCAAGGTATTTTCCGGTCAAGATCTTGATCACATTGGAAAGTTAGTCCAGCAAGATATCCTAGCTGTGCTTGGCATTAAAGTAAAAGTCAAAACAGCTATTATGTTTATCAACGATGCTAATTTTGTACAAGATCTGCATGTTGATGGGTTTGACCCTGAGCGTGTCAATGCATCAAATACTGCCCTTAACCTTCCTATTTTGAATTGCGAAAACGGACCAATGTCGTGGTATGAAGGCGACTTCTTTCTTACCAAGAGTCCATTTAAAACCATCAAGTATCTCAAAATCAATTGGAAAACTGACCCAGTGTTGGCTGTTACTAAAATCATCAACAAACCCACGTTTGTCAAGATCAACATCCCGCACCATATAGAAAATCAAAGTGCAAGTCCAAGGCTGATGTTGAGTATTCGGTTTACCAAAGACATCCTATTGGAGAACATCCCATCTATTTCTTAACTACATACAATAACAATAGGAGTTATTGATATGCATTGGTTAGCACTAGCATGCACCGCAGAAAACGAAGTATTGGCATGGACAACAGACATGTCTGTGTTAGAGTCAGCCTGTCTAGGTGAGTTTCAGGCAATTTGTAGAATTTATGGTGTAAGTGATTTGCACGCCAGTCAGTTACGACAGGGCAATTTAGATTTCAAGTTAAAGTTTGATGGTCCACGTAATACAGAATTTTTAGCTCATCGTAAAAGCATGGAGTCTACTATTTTAAGTCACCAACTACAGGCTCGTGTTAGTCTAATGGGCGAATTACAACAAAGACTGGCACATGGCTTTAAACGATTTGAACAAAGATTTGAATGGCAACATGAAGCATACGAAGAAAAGTATCGTCAGGCAAATGATGTAATAAGTGGCCTGTCTGCGGATATTGGTATGGTCGAAGACTATGCCGACGAGACTGGGTTGACCTTAAATGTGGCCGCTGGACTTATTGTTAACAAATACCATAACAGAAAGTTTTTAATTCGCAAGCTGGAACGCTTGCGTATTAGGTTTCAAAACATGATACGTGCCGCAAAGAACAAAGAAGAATTTGCAGTTGTACGTGCGCGAATGGACGAAGATTCGTTTTTATCAATGATGATGTAACATGAAAAAATTATTATACTATATTCCCCACAGACTTTATCGCAGTCCCTTAGCAGCGGATATCAATCCTGTAACAAAAACATTCATTGAAATGTTCAACCCTTGGATCAGTTTAAGTGATCGTACTGGTACATTAGATGTACCTGGTGTCAGTGTATACAACAATAGCCCAATCCCCGAATGCCCTGCTGTGGTCCCTTCTTTTAGTGCAGTTAGCTATAATAGAATCGATGATTGTATTGCAAAACTAAAAGAGCCCGGACGTGAGCGTTTGGTTATTTTCCAAAGTGGTGGCATTGATTCTACACTAATTGTATCACTGCTTATTAGTCATCCTGACTGGGCAGAGTTGCAAAAAGTAACTTGGCTTGCTGTCAACGAAGACAGTCAATTAGAGAATCCCGAGTTCTTTAACGAAGTGGTGTTGCCTTACTTTGGTACACGTTTGCTGGCAAGCAATCAGTTTTATGATATTGTAAGCGATCCCAAGAATGTATGTGTAACTGGCGAATGTGCTGATAACTTGTTTGGTAGCTTGACGCTAAAAAGTTACATGGACAACACCAATAACTTTGATGCTATTCATGGAGACTGGGAAACTGAAACGCTTCCTTGGTTGCTGGATAAAAAAGACGCATATAGAGATGAGCGAGAACAAATGTTAAGAGATTTGGTCAACGCAAGCCCTGTGCCTATTAATACCAACCATGACTTCTTGTGGTGGCTAAACTTTGCAATGAAATGGCAAGCTGTCAAATATCGTATGGCAATGCATGCTCCTACTGCTGGTCAGGCCGAGTACATGGCTGGCAATGTTGTTAACTTCTTTGATAGCGAGAAGTATCAAGAATGGGCACTATATACCAGTGAAGCTAAAGTAGGCGGAAAATGGAACACGTACAAGCTACCAGCCAAGCAACTGATCAATGATATTTGGCCAAATGACAAATACTTCAAGTACAAGACAAAATGGCCCAGCTTACCAACCATTACACGTTATAACAATGCTTGGGGATTTTTGTGGCAGAACGATGATGGTTCGTTAACTGCCACTAAGGAATTAGACAGCTAAATCAGTTGCCATCGGGAAGATCTTAGCAATGACCTGAGCGCAGGCTCGTGCTACTTCCTGATGTTCCTTTTGCGTACCATTGGCACTTCGCAACTCAATAAAGTGTACCCAACTGCGCAATGTACCATTCATATACAAACGACTTACTGTGTTGCCTTCTGGTAACACTGCTCGTGCTTGTTCTTTGGCTATGCCGTTAGATGTAGCCCACGAGTATGCGTCTTTGGCTGCTCGTATAACTGCCTGTTGTTTTTCAATCCACATGTCGTTGAGTTCACGTTGCTCGGGATCTGTGAGATCAAGTTCAACTGAATTTTGTCGATTCTTGGTGTCTTGATATCTAGCTTCTCTGTATACAAACGACAAGTCTTTAGTAGGGTCAGCATATCGCTGACTGAACTCTTGAAAGCTAAAACTTCTGTGTCGTAGGATTTGTCGAGCAATGTCTCTTGTTGTTTCAATTTCAATACAGGCAGAGACCATTTCAAGTGGGCTCCAGTGGCTGTGTTTGATAAGGTATCTGATGAGCTTCTCTGACGTTTCGGTATTAAACTGATTGCTAGGATTGGACACACGGGCACAATACGCAATGAGTTCTTGTGCATCATCAACACCCATTGATGCAAATTCTTCTGTCGGTTGAGAGAAGCTGAGTAACTTAACATTCATTTTTATTCCTTGTTGTTATACGCTAGTATAGCATCTTTACGCAACTGCCACAAGCGTTTAGTCTCCGAAAGCGGAGCAAAAGGAACTACAAGTAATAAACATGGATCAAACTCATGCCAGCGGCCACTTACACTTGTACCAAAGTCAAAGCTACTGGCTTGTTTATGGTGGTTGTTGTGCCAGCCTGAACCCCAATGGAAATAACCAATTGGCCATACGTTGGTACTTTGATCTTTGTTCTCAAAATTTTGATAGCCTGCGGCAGGAACATGACCAAATGTATTAACCAGTCCATCGGCGTGCAAGCTCATGAGTGCGCCAACAACAAAGAACCAAATGGTTGCTTGCCATCCAAATACAAATGCGCTGATTAGTAGTGTACCATAAATGATCTTGTTATAATTTTCGTGTACAAATGTAACACGTCGATCACGAAGCAGGTCAACTGCATAGCGGAAACTAACTGAATTTTGTTCAATACCAAACTGCCATCCCATGTAGCTGAACCACCAGCCGTTGCCTACTGGTGTATGAATGTCTTTGCCTGGTTGGTCACTTACTTTGTGATGGTGTCCACGATGCAATGCGGCCCACCATAGAGGGCTACCTTCACCAACCATTGTTGCAGACCATAACAAGAAAGGCTCTACCCACTTATGCGGCGTCCATGATTTATGGCTCAACCAGCGATGTAGTGTTAAGTTATTGCCCACCCCATCAAGCAATACCCAACCACAAATTGCCAAAAGCAGGTAGCTCCACGACCACCCCGTCATAATGGTGTATGCAATTACAGCAATTGCGGCAATATGATAAGGGAACCATATTGCAAGTATATAGGGGATTTGATGCGTCTTTCGATACAAATCTGCTTGTTTGTTTAACCAATTTTTCATGAAGTAGCTTTATTCAAGGGTGTTGCCGTACCTCCTTGGCTCGGCGGTAGTGTATTTTCTCTACGTAGTATATATCTTCGCAGATTCATGTCGTGCGGATGTAATGCATGCCCCATTAGTTCATGTATAAAACTATAATGGCTTCGTGTGTTGGCTGGAATTGTGCATTCAACAAAGCTGTAGTAGTTTTCTCTCAAGGGTAGCATGATCTTGCTGTATGCGGCCTCACGATGTGTTGGGTAACTTACATAAAACTCGTTCATGCCTGCGTCTTCGTGTACTCGGCAAAGTTCATTAATGATTGTTCTAAACATTGGGATAAACTTTACCCCAATGCTGGGACTTAGCAACCAGCTTAAACTCCAACTTGGCATGTGTGCCCAACGTTTTACTCCAACAGCGGCCTGATATATCCCTTTACTATCAACAAGTGCATAGCACTGTCTAATATTATAGTTATTGAAGGTGCTAGGCAGCATAAATGCTGAAAAGAACTTTTTGCGCTTTTCCTCATCATCAATGTCATTTGATATTTTAAAATCTGGATACTTTTCTGGATCTGTGTTTGCATAGATATGCTCTGCAAACTCCACCAGGCCTGGCAAATGATTAAGTGTCATTGGTATTAGGCTATATTGCATACTGTCTCTACTCCGTTAATTAAATTTTGCTTCAGTTGGTCAATGGGCATAACATAGTTACGCTCACTAAAGTTTAAGTTTGACTTATCATAGACATTGTATCTAACATAGTCCCATAAGTGCATATAATTTTCAACCCCGTGCCATTTTGGACGTTTTCTAAAGTTATATCCAAGATGCGAATAAATTTTCATCTTGCTACTGGTCCATCCCAACTTGCCGTAGATGCGATCGTTCACTAGATCATCTACAGTTGGAATTTCCAAGAATGCTAAAATAGATTCGGGGCTGTAGCTATAAAAGTTATTAAGGGCAGGAATACCAGTTGCATCAGCAAACCTACGCCATACTCCGTCTTGGTCTTCTTTCTTTAAGAATGCCCAGCGGTCGTAATGCTCTCCAGTGGCCCAATCTATAGCAGGCAACTTTTCTAGTTCAATTTCATCAATTGTGATCATTGGGGCATTATAATCAAGTGCCACTTTCATAAGAAGCTGTTGATAAAAACTATACCCTTGAAAGCGAGCACCTATTTCAAATGCTTCACCACTCATTACGAATTCTTCAGGATCAATATCAATAACAGTGTAATTCAATCCCATGTGTTCAAACATTCGCATTGCTGGGCCAATGTCATGCATGTTCTTACCATCAGGAAATCTAACAGTAACAATGCGCGGACTGAGTCCAGCGGCCAAGAAACTTTGCAAGGCCATTTCACTGTCCAGGCCACCACTCATAAAAACAGTCAAGTCGGGATAGTTTTTGCTTAGTATACGAGCTGTTCTAATTAGTTCAGCCTTGAAGCTCATGGGCTTACGAACACACCCGCCAACACTCATGGAAGTTGTTTCCAAATTATCTCGGCGCCAAATTTGATTACGGTCGTCCCCGTACCAATATCTCAAATGCGAACGTTCGGTGTTTATAATCATGCTGTTCCAAATTCTCTATCAATATTATTCATGCCATCAAGCACAGCTTCAATGCCGGCTATTGGCTTTACCACTGCCCACTGCGGTGTATTAAAAACATTCAGCTGACGTTCAAAAGGAACACAATCGTTCCACCAGTTACTCCAGACTGGACCTAATGCACCAGCTTGTCCTTTTACTCGTTTTTTAATTGTGTTGTAGATCCACTTGTTGTAGTCATTGAAAGTTAATATCATTCCTACATGACCACGATCTGTGCACCACTGTAGATTTGACGTCAACAGGTACTTTGTAATCTCGTTATGAACTCGATACTTTGGCAGTAGCCAACAACGATTTCCACCGCTGCCAAACACTGTTGAAAGTGAGCTTGTTTCTACTGCACTAACTCCTACTATTTTTCCATCGTCTAATAGCAAGTCAATGCGGCCTGTTTTTTCAGTCCAACGTGAGTTGTTGGTAACAAGATATCCTAGCCCTGCTGGAAATTCATAGCCCATATTAACCAAAGCTGGCAATGGATCACTTGCTATTTTTTCCAGAAAAACTTTGTATAAAGGTTCTATACTACTAAAGTGTTCTGCGCAGGTATGAATAACTTCTAATGTCATACCTGTATGTATGACTTAATCTGGGTCAGTGTTGTCCAGGCATGCAACAAAATGAATTCTAGGCTTTAAACTACCATTCATAGCCGAATGTTCTTTTGTAGTATCAACCCACCACGCATGACCATCTGGTGGTATAACATACACAGCTGGCGGATTAGTAAAAATAAATCTTGCTTGCGGATGGGTATCAATTGCTATATGTATTCTAGGCGTTCTATCCGAGTGTATACTGTAGCATGTTCTAGGTTGAAGAGTCAGTAATCTGGCGCGATACACTTTAAACGGCAGCGAGGCAAAAAATTCCTCCCACCAGGTGCCTACTAGATCAGGGTGTAGCTGGTCCCAAATAGACTCGTCGATGTCAGGTTTTGATCCTATTCCTGCAGTCCAATCATTGGATCCATCTGTTTGCAACGACCGTTGAGTATGATAGACTCCGTTTGGATAATCGTACATGAGTGTGTACGTCTCTGCCCGCAACCTATCTAAATCAACTCGAAAATTATCGTATCTTTTAAATCGTTTGTCAAATAATATCATGTGGTACCAATAGCCATGTATCTGGTACATTTGTAGAGATTTAGTTCCCCGCTCCAGATAATGTTATTTAACCCGCATGACGCAACAAACTCTTCTAATGTTCTATGACAGTTCACGTGCTCAGGAACATCAAACATGTCATTGCCTTGTAGTACAATCATGGCTTTTTTTGGCAGTGTTTTTACCCACTCGCCGTGGTCTGTAAAATGCTCAACAATGGTATCTATTACAATTGGCTTGTTGTACTTCTCAATGCTGAGCTTTCTTACATCTCTGTTGCTGGTTCTAAATGTTGACTTTGTTACAGAATTTAAATCACTAGATGCGGCATGAACTGACTCATCAATGTCAATGTTGGTCACTATGTCAAGGAATTTGCCTTTCATGTCAGCCAAGAAACTTAGCATACCAACCCAACCACCAACCAGCAATACATTAGAAGAGTCGTCTGTAGCATACTTGCGAGGCTTCGGTAGTATCTTAAGTGCGTCTAATCGATCAAGAAGCCATAGCTTGCTTCGGATTTGATTTCTGCTTAGTGCATCTTTCCAATTTAGATCTGGGTTCTCAGCAACCGACTGTGCCAGTTTATTAATGTGAACGCTGTGTGTTGGGTAGTAGTTAGATAATAAATTCCCTAACAGTACAATATCATTGTCCTTTACTGCTGAAAATAATGTAGTGCCTTTACCAAACATGAGTTCTAAAAGGTCAACAATCTTGACAAAATCTTCTCGAGCCTCTTGAAAAATTCCGTATGCCTTTGCAATCGAATAGAATGGTGTTATGTTTCTATGAGTATTTTTTTCTACCCATGAATGCATCGCCCAGGCATTGCCTTCAACATATTCAGGAACACTGTTGTTTAAATCAGGTGGTGGCGTAATTCTGATTTCTGGATTGTCATAATTGCAGATTCCATTGATGTTTATAAAATTCCTAAGAGCTGTTATTCCACTTAAATCAGATGGATCCTTTACAGTATTGATCAGCGGCTGGAGGTCAACAAAGTTTTCTCGACCCACCTCAAGAATCAATCCTTCAAGCTCTGACTGTTCGCCTGTTTCAATCCAACGATGAAGAAAATGAATACTGTGACGGTATCCAATTGCCTCGTCAACAAAGTACAATAACGCTGATCTTAATTCTGTATTTTTATCCACGGAACCATCCATATAAACTTAAATTTGTGCGCCATTCAACATCTTCATATGTTAAAGGCTTGTCGGGGTGCAGTTGTATTTGCTTTACAAATGCACTTTGTTCTGCGTCAAAGTCTGGAAGAATCCAACCTAGGCCATTGCTGATTTGCTTGCCTAGACTCTTGCTGCCTTTAACTGGATCAGCATCCTTGTGCATGTTAAAGAAATCTTGAAACCAATCATAATCTCGAATGTTTACAAAATTAAAATTATCATACTGCAACATCTTGACAGCAAGTCTTGCTCCGTACACACTCCAGATTCCATGTTCAATGTCCTTACCAACTGTCATCCATGTCAGCAGGCGCTGATAGTTTGCGGCATGCATTTTAGTTGACCATTCATTGAATGCTAGTGGTTGGCCTTGTTCCATTGACAACTTAACGCCTTCTCTAAAGCCCACACGAAATGCTTGATAAGCACTTCCGTTTGTGTGTACATTGCTCCAGCATCCTGGCAATTCTTTATAGCGTTGAAAGTCCCAGCAAAAGTCCACAGCATCACGTTCTTCATCTGCAAGCTCATGGCTTTTCATGTTGGCAAGATGTTCAGTGCTCCACATCTTTAATCCGCCGTTGCCGTACATAAGACCATTTGTAACTTGGCGGCCGCCCCAAGTAAAGCTAACTCGTCCATCCATGTTTGGTGGCAAACGCTTAGTAAAAAACTCGGGATCGACTTGATTGTCTGCATCAACTGTGATAACATAATCACTCATTGGAAAACTATCAGCGGCTGCTTTGTGAGCGGCATCAAAACCTTTTACGCCATGCACACGAGCAACTCGTTTATGCGGAACTACAGCTTGTAACAGATTCCAATGGGCGTCTGCGTTTGGCTCGTCAAAACTTAAAAAAACCACAGGGATATCTGCAAACGTAGTTCTTGTATTTTGTTGTGCCTTTGGCTTGACATTAAACATTGACATTTTTAAATTCTCCTCGCAACCAATCCCAGTCGTTGATTTTATTAAGCATTTCTAAATCGTCACTGTATTGTAAACCAAACTTAGAACCAGCTTGAGCGCCTAACACGCTGTACTTTCCATTGTGAGCTTCCCAACCCACAGTGGCCCAATGTAATCTTCTACGACTACATTCTTCAATTTCTGCCCAGTAAGAATAAATGTTTGATTCGTGGCTGTAACGGTCAGTGATTAGTACAGTTTGCACCTTGCGATGTGTTGCACGTTTCTCTAAGGGCCAATTTGTTTCTGCGGCAACAGATTCTGTTAGCCGTTGTAATTCTTCGTTTCTAGCGTTAGTGGCTTTACGAACACGACTCTTGATCATGCTCAATGATGCAAGTTTAGCACATTCACGAAATGCTCCAATCCAAGCCGATTCGGGTGTGGCATTAAATCGTGTTTCACAACCCACTTGTTCTTTGCTAACTGTTGCTCGGCCAATTGTGGTAGATAAGTCAATGCGCCATTCTTTATCTTCTAAAAACGGTGCCTGCGGAAACATCTTAATACCGCCGTAGCCGTACTCAAGACCATTTACTGCATTACGGCTTGGCCAGACCAACACACACTCTGGTTCTGGGATTCCCCAGTGTAATGTTTTGGCATCGGGTTCCCAGTGAAATTTAAAACCATCAAGCACCCAGGCGTCTGCGTCTACTACATAAAAGTTTTTTGTTGTGCTTAATTGAGCACATGCACGATGTACTTCGTAAATTCCTTTAACGTTATCAACACGCTTGGCTGTGGGCGCAAGTTGAAGCAAGCGTTGCCAATTGGCTTCGCTGCCTTCTTCGCCCATTGAGATGAAAAATATGTCTAGCATTACTCAGCAATAAACTGTTCAACATCACTTTCTTTAATATGCGGTGCTAAACGATGTGGATTAAAGAAACTGGCTTTGAAGAATTTGCTACCAACTTCGTCAAGCTCGGCAATGTCTAGCTGTATGTCTTGGCGCAAAATTCTACCTAATTTTACAGTTTCTGCCATGAGCTTGGTTTTACTCCATGAGTACTTTGAAGTTGGGCAAGTTTCCTCGTCGCCAGCAAACATTGGCATAACAGTTTCTGCCCAATATTGATTGTGCCATTCAAAGTCTGCTACCAATTTGTAATCCCAGTCTTTGCGCAGGTTAGTCAAGTAGCAGCCTAGTCGTGCGCCATACATGGCCCACAATCCGTTTTGTACATCTTGGCCAACACTCATCCATACTAACAAGCGACGGTGATTTTTAAAATTGTTACGAGCGGCAATTTGTCTCCAGTCCATGGGACGACCATCAATAAGAGCCAGCTTAACGCCTTCACGGAAGCCTGCACGATATGCTTGATACGGAGTTGCGTTATTGAATACATCGCTGTAGATGTTGTTTAATTGATGATAGTGAATATCCCAACAGAAGTCTACAGCGCCTGCGCCGCCATCAACTGCTTCGTGTGTACGCATTTGCTCAACAACTTTCTTTGGCCAAAGTTTAACGCCACCATTGCCGTACACAAGTCCGTTAATAACATTCTTGCCACTCCAGCTTAATACATCACTGCGATCAAATCTTGTTAAATCTAATTCCATTTCAAAGAAGTCAGATCGAACCTTGTTGTCAGCGTCAATTGTGATAAAACGTTCTGTTTCGGCTAGCTTGGCTGCGGCCTTGTGGCAAGCATCGCTGCCGTATACGCCATGACTGCGTTTGGCCCATGGGCACTTTTCTAATAAGTCGGCATAATTCTCATCTGCGTTTGGTTCATCGTAGCTGATAAAGACTACGTCAAATTCTGTAATTGGGGTTTTCACTGGAGCACTCCTATATCTAAGTTGTTAGCTTTATATAACAAACTTGGGACCACATGGTCTGGCCAATTTGAAATCAATTCAAATGGATGTTCTTGTCTAAGCATTAGTGCAGGCAATTCGGCCCATGCTACAAAAAAATCTGGATCGGGTTGCGATAGAACTGCCACTGATAAGTTTCCGGTTATCTGATCAATAGCACATCCTTTAGAGTAATGGCTTTGCGCCCATAACGAGCCATTTTTCGAATACACACTAAGGTGTTTTCCGGGTCCTGTTCTACTAAGGATTGTGCGTTCATCGATGATTTCAGAAAAAGGCGAGTGCTGTTGAGTTCTCACAAAATTAAGTCCGTCGGCAACTGGGGGCATATTGATGCGTATCTCTTGTCCATGATACAGTATTTTCTGTATAATGCCATGATCCATAAATGCCCATAATCGCTTTTCCCAAAAGCCACGTTCAATTACTTCAGCCAGGCTAATTTCATCGTGGCCAAATAAGTTGTGCGGGTCTTCTACGTCACTGATAAAGAATGGGATACTATCATTGATAGTATTTCTTTCTAGGCCTTGCTTGATCTTTGTAGTCCACACTCGACTTGCTTCAAATCGAATATGCCCAGTGTCCACAAAAAGTGTTGCACGTAGCGGTGCTGGTGCATAACTGTCGCTTTCTGCTGATGACAGCCAGCCCCTGTACACTTGTTTCTTTTTATACTCAAGGGGTCTTTTGATGTCAACTAAGTCAAGTACACCTAAGTTTTCATTAAGTGATACCCTATAGTCATTTTGATTAATTTCGCCTGCGAGAATTTTCTTAACGCGGGCATAGTTAACTACAAGCGCACCTGCAACTTGTTGGTTACCTGGTTCAATTGATTTAATCTTGCCCGAATACTCGTCATAATACACGCACCAAAATTCTGCTCGCTTTTTTTCTCGACGACGTAGCTCAAATTTTAACTCGCTCATGTTTACCAATATTCCAGGGGCTTGGTACTGCCAGCTAGCCACACCGGATGTAGTTGACTATGATTTTCAAGTTTAAAGTTTCCGTTGGCTGGGTAAAATGCAATCCAGTCGTGCCACATATGACTTGCATACATAACCGGAGCGAGTTCTAAATCTCTAACTGACAAGTCAACAATCTTAAACCAGTCTGGCGTTTCCCACAAACCTGTTGCCGCTACAACGGCCAACAAGTGTTCAATGCGAACCTGACCGGGATCAGGCACATAGTTGGGCCAGTATAGTGCGCTGTCCAATTCAGGTAAAATCTCAAAACTCTTTTTAGCCAGCTCAGGGTCTCCGATGACCATTAAGTAGGGCCAGGCAGCGATGTCATTTTTCTCAATGGCGGCACGAGCATTTATTTTATATGGCTCAATCGGAACGCCTCTGTGGTCTACGCCTGTTCCAGGCATGAGATTTATTTTTTTGGTGGCGGCAAGTTCTGCAATTGACACGGTTGATTGCCGTGTGCATGTTCCAGCCATACAAATAATGTCGCCAGGTTTTAAGTCAAGACCAGCAAGTTGCTTGATCTGGCTGTAGGGATCTTGTTCAACATTGACCACATTGATTTCAACTGATGCGTTAACAAACTTTGCATCCATAGATGTAATTTTAACATGCTCATCAAAGTCGGGCGGGGCTATAATGTGTATGGTCATGCAAGTTCCTCCATAATCTTTTCGTAATTACGAAGTATACTTTTCTTGTTCATCATATGAACATCTTCACCTGAGATTTCAACTACTATGTTTTTCCACTCTTCGGGCAAGTTGCTTAACATTACCCACTTATTGGGTCCTTTGACTTCTACAATGTCATCTCGCTGATCTTGGTAGCGCATGTAGTTGGGAATTTCTCCAATGAAGCCGCCATCTTGCCAGCCATTGCACATGTGTGCGGCAATGCTGGCAGAATAGTCAGTGCGATATAACGATCCCGGAAACTTATACAAGAAACGATAGTATTCCCAATTCTTTTTAACTGCGGTCCAAATATTAAAAAAGTTTTCAGCTTCTTCACTTTTACGCCAGTAAACCACAGTTGACCACCACATGCGAATGCCAGCATAGTGCAACCAACGTTCTGTAGTATATGGTTCTTGCATCTGCAAGTTGCGAGCATCACGATACATGGCCACATCATACTGTCCGCCAAACAACTTTTCTAAATTATTGTTGCCACATAGATAATCTGTGTCAATTAGAATGGTTTCATCAAATGGGCTTAGGTTGTAAATGTCGTGCTTGTTGGTGTTTGTAAACTGTGCGTTAAAGCTGTGATATGCGCCATCGTGATGTAAGCGCATGTTTCTCTCGTATTCGGGATTGGTTAGAATAATATCGTCCCAAGCGGCGTTCATTATGGCCTGGCCGTGTGTGTTCTTGCATTGTTCCAAACTTTGTTGGTTAGTTACAAGCACTACTGGGATATCAGGCATGTATTTTTTACATGCATAGGCTGCAACCAGGGCTAATTGGGTATAATCTAACTGTTCGTTGTTGTAGGCGAACATCATAAAGCCCTTGGTGCTCATGTTACAGCCCTACAATTTTAGCAGTACTACGTGCTGACTTTAATTTTTGCAATTCTTGTTGCTTTAGTTCCATGGCAGAATCATAAGCAGTTAGCAATGCTGTTAAAAACTCATTTGGATTTTCAATTTGGATGACATTACCGCTGTTGTCTTCAACCAGCAACTTTTCTGCCCGAATAGCTCTGAGCCCCACAAATGTGATTAGTGTTTGAGTGGATTTGAAAATTGCGTTTTGATAGGACACAATCAAAGCGGCATTTACTCGTGCTTCGATATTTTGGCGCTGAACTTGTAGCGTTAGTCTATAATTGGCGAATGCCAATGCATCATTTAGGCGGTTATCCATTTGGTTCCAGAATTATTATGTACGTTGTTATTTACCAACGTACATGACCTGGTTTAACCAATTATACTTCTTGCCAGGGAGTACTAATCGAAATAATAGGAGTTGGTAAGGCCAACGTTACCCCGTTTTCTGTTACTGTAGATGGCTGAGAAACAGATACTGTCATTGCAATTGTGCCTGTTACTTTGGTGCCTAAACCAACATGGTCCAGCAATGTACGTAAGCGTAAGCGATTGTTTTCAATGTTGCCATAAACTTTTACTCGACTTGAAGCGTAACCGCCATATCCTCCATAGCCTCCATAGCCTCCATATCCTCCATATCCTCCATAGCCTCCATAGCCTCCGTAACCACCGCAGCCTCCATATCCGCCATAGCCTCCGTAACCACCGTAACCCCCGTATCCGCCATAACCACCATATCCGCCATAACCACCATATCCACAGCCACCACCTGCAGGGCTGGTATACAACAGTCGCTCACCGAGAGCCAATTCTGAGAATCCAATATCTTGACTGATACCGCGGTTGTTCAAACTTTGCATTGATTCAACGTTTAATCTGAGTGTGCCCTGGTCCGTAAAAATTCCGCGCCAAGTGTGGTAGCCAGCACCAAAACCGTCAGTGATTGAAAATGCCAAACGGATATCGCCTCCGGCATTGAAAAAGTGTCGAGCACTTTCGTAACCTTCAAAGTCAAATTCAACTACGTTTTCTAATTGGTGTCTCCAATTGGTTACTGTGCTTGTAACTGTTCGAATTGTAGATAATGATGTCAGTGCTGGATCAACTTCATTGCGAGAATTTCTTGCAGAGTCCAAAAGAGTTGCTGCGGCATTGAAAAAGTCTGCTGTTACTTTGTCACCTTGTTCTACAATAACAAGTACTTGATCGTTACTGTTTGTACGATATGTGCTTAGGTTAATGCGGTTAACCAACTCATTTGTAAAAGCGGCTGTTAGCTTTTGCTTTGGTTGTACCGACTCAACGTTATCGCCGCCCCAGCCCCAGCGAATGTCATCTTGCGTTTGAGGATCATCAGATGGTCCTTGACCGGCATGGGTATCGCCAAACAATTCATTGACATCAGATACCAATTTGTTTAGGTCTTCGGCGGTGATTTTTTTACGTGGAACAGTTTTAACTGTTGGAGGGGGTGGTACATATCCACACTCGGCACTATTTTCTTTGATGATTTGATTATACTCGCCACCATTGCCGTCGGCATAATATCCCCATTGGTTAAATCCAATACAAGCAGTTCTTAATAGCGTGCCGGCTGCTGGCGGTGGAACATATCCACATTGTGTACTATTACGGGTGTCAACGTTATATGTGCCACCTGAGCCATCAGCCTTGACAATACGGTAGGTATATGTATTTGGGACACAACCTTCGCTGATAACTGTACCGCGTGGTGGGTAAGTAGGTGGTGGAACGTAATTACAATATGCGCTGTTGGCTTCGGTTAATGTGCTGTACTCGCCGCCCGTACCGTTGGCATAAACGCTGTATTTGTCGTAGCCCTGGCATTCAAATCTTAGGAAAGTACCTGCTGGTGGATATGTAGGTGGTCCTACAACTGCATTGAATGTTGCTGTAACTGTTTTGTTACTGTTCATGGTAACGGTCGCTGTGCCTGTGCCTGTTGCGGCACCTGACCAACCAGCAAATGTACTGCCTGATGGGACTGTTGCAGATAATGTAACAACCGTGCCTGCGGCAAATGTTGCTGTACCTGATCCATTGATACCTGCTGGTGAGCTTGTTACTGTGCCGTTACCGTTACCAGCTTTGTTTACAGTTAGTGTGTATGTTGCAGGCGGTGGTGTAGTTGTTACTGGATTGATGTAGGCAATACGATTTGGACCACCTAACAAAGATTTAAAATCCGTGTATGATGTAACAGTACCACTATCTTGAATTTGATTAGTCAGGCAGTTTGAAATCAACCACTGTTTTACTGTTTCAGAGTTAGCAGACGACTTATTATTTGTTAAAGGTTGTTGTTGCAAATGTAATGCAATCATACCAGTAACCTGAGGTGCGGCCATTGATGTACCGGAAATATTTACTTGTTTAAAAGAAGTATTCCCATGTTGGTAAGGCTGGGCACTCATTATATTTGTATTGCTACAAGCGGCTAATATATCTGTACCTGCGGCCCAAATGTCAACTCTAGGACCAGCAGACGAGCCGTAAGTGTCCGATCTTTGATCTTTCCCATTACTATGTGTGACTGAATTTAAATTGCCAACAACAATAGCTCGAGGATCTGTTGGACTTGCACCTCGGTGATAATAGAATTGATCTAACGCAGGTGTAGTTACAAAGTAATTGTCGTAGTCAATTCCGCCTGATATATCAATTTTATGTCCGTTATTTCCTGCGGCACGAACTGCAATAATACCATTATCAATTACTTCAGCTAATGCGGCATTGTACGCCGCAGAATCATATGGGATGGTAATAAAAGGACCTAGATTAGGTAATGCAATGATGCCTCGGGCTAGCCGATCTGCGGCTAATGTTGAAGACCAATTAACTCCTTGATATCTGCCGCCGGAGGGTATAAAATTATTTGCTACAAACCATTCATATGACAATCCAAATCCCCAACTCATATTCATTACAGTTGGTCTATTGTTTGTTTTACTTGTATGCCATAAAATTAATGCTTCAAAACAATCTAGTACATCACCAGATGCATTGGTATCTGCATATTTTAAAGAAAGTATATTTGCACCTTTGGCCCAACCATATATTTTACCAGCAACAGTACTAGCCACATGTGTGCCGTGACCGTTCGTATCAGAATAGCTGTTATCAGAATAATTTGGAACTAGTGCATTCCAATTTACACCAGTTTGATTAAGTCTTCCAGTGAATTCGGGATGATCGGCTTGTATGCCAGAATCGTTAATAACAACATCAACGCCTGTACCGTCTAGGTCATATGTATATTTTGAAGAGGTAGTTGTTCCTGTACCATAGACATTTGATGTATTACTATGACGTATCAGGCCCCAATTTACATTGTCTACAGTACTAGAAGTTGTTTTATCAAAGTTCTTGTCAAGAGTTGTATTATAAACAATCTTAACATAAGGCAGTTCGCTTACTGGTTGTTCAACTGCGGCAATTCTAGGGTCATTGCGTAACTGCTCTGCTTCAGCATCAGTTAACTCATATTCACAAATGCGCTCAAATGCCCAGCGAGGATTAGCAATCGTAACTGGACGATCTGGAATGTTAGCAATGCCAGCTGTGGCAGACTCGACTTGAGTCCAAAATGTGTTATAGTCAACGCCTTTGTCGAGCGCAACAATGTAGCGTTTGGTCGTCATTTAATTAACGAGCCCCGATTGTTGCTTCGACTTTACCGATGCCTTCTCCGCTGAAGTTTCCTAAACTACGGCCAACAATGGCCCAACTTGCTACATCAGCTGGTGCAGCCTGTGCTACACCCGGAATATCACTTGATACTAAACGATCTCCACGTTTGATTGTGCCTTTTACCTTGACTGGAATACGACCTGCTACTGCAATTGGCAGTGCATTCTTTTCACGCTTTTGTCGTGCATTCATCAGGTAAGCTGGACGAGTTGATACAATACCAAAAATGTTTGTATCGCCGAATTCTGTTGTTTGCGTTACTTCAGCGTCACCACCTAGACTTACCAACGTGCCTGGTTCATAACTAGCATCGCCTACATAAATCTCTGCAACGTCAGCAAACTCAGCTTCCATGGAGATACCACGTAACTTAAATGCATTTGGATTTAGTGCATTGGTATCATTGCCAGTGGTATTCATGTTGATGCCCTTGCCAATTTCGCCAAAGCCAGGAACAGCATGTGAAGCCGCAATAGTAAAGTCTGCGTCTGAGCTAATGATCATAACACATACGCCCATGGCGTACATTGCAACTACCTTATGCAATACACTGTCAGTGCCCAACAAGTCCAAAAATGCCATGCCTGTTGCAGTTTCGCGATTGCCTTGGAATGCACCAATGTTCATCCAACCGTTGCCGTTGGTGCCTGGTAAAGCTGGATCAGCTGTGTAAATTTTAATAGAGTTATTGGCAGTATCGTACCAGAAGTCGCCACGGATTGAAGTTCCAATTGGCGGGACTGAATTTTGGGCTGCCAAAAACGCAATAGTCTTCCAATTTGAATTATCTGTGTTTAACTTTAATCTGCGTTCGCCTGTGTCAAACCACTGTTGTCCAGTTACTGGGCTGATTGGTTCAATGCTACTTGCAAAGTTTTCTAGCAGGTGAACAAAGTTTTCAGCGATCAGCTCGCCGTAGCCAAGATAATTCTTGCCCAATAGGTTTAAACTGGTTGATGTGTTGTCAATTTCCCCGTCAATTAGGTTAACTAACACATCACCGTTTGCTTTGTTTACTTCGTATGCCATTTCTTCTCGTCCTTTTGGCTTATTGCCTTTGTATATTTAGTTTAAATTTGGTTTAACCAGCTTGAACTTTTAGCGTGTATACAATCTGTATACGCTGGTTTTGAGCCTTTTCAACTGGGTGAAAAATAAAATGCGTCAGCAGACTCCCTGTGTTTAAACCTGCGGTTCCTTTTGTTTTCAATGCAATTTCATCAAAAACCATCTCGCCATCTACACTTGTAGTTGCATTTAAACTGCCCTCGGTACTGTTAACAATGTTAAAAACACTGTCGCTTGCAACAGGATCACTATAATCTAATGTTGCTGTTACCACAGTATTGCTATAGGTTGTCCCTGTTGTATGCGTTACTGTCAAATTATTATTGTCAGAATCTGGATTATTCAAGTCCTGTGCATCAACCACTGTAAAGTAAGTGGGATTATACAAGTCTGCGTTTGATCCAAAAACATTTGGGGTTCTATAGGAAACGGATCCGTCAATTGCTGTTACACTTGCACCCTTACCAAAATGCATTTCGCTGATGAAACTGTTTGCACCGCGGGCTAGCGCAGTGGCTAGGACTTGGCTCATGTTTTCCTGATGAATAGCGTTTTGGCCTTCACGCAGGATTTCTCCAGTGTCAGCATCTGTGATTACAATGTGAGTTGTAATTTTTACTGGTAAAGATGTTGTGTTCATAATGATATTTAGTGTAGTTAAAATAACCCGCTTTATTGTTCTTGTTCGGTTTGTTCAATTAGGTCTTGTACAATTACTTCAAAGACTGGTGCTAATTTTCTACCGTCCTCGGTAGTAATTGGTCGACCATCTTCTGTAGTTAACGAGCTACGAGTGGTCCAAGTTAAAGTAATTGCTTCACCAACGGCAACTGTGATATCTTGTTGGGCATTGTTTAACTTGTTAGCTTCAACAATTTTACTGTGGAAAGGTTTAACTTCATCAATATACTTGATAATTAACTTATCCTTCTTGTTGTAGTATGTGCCTACTCGTTCTAACTCACGTTCGCTGGTTTGGAACACATCAAGATATGTGGTCTTTACTACCCAGTCTGCGTTTGGTACCTGAGATAAACTTTCCTTGACCAAAGCAAAGAATAATTTGTTAAAGTAGTTGATGTCCGTGCCAACAAAGATACTCTTACGTAAGGCTCTTAGTATGCTTTCTACTACTTCGCTAATGTCTTCGTCCCAGTATGTTTTGTCCCAAGGCAACTTGTCCCAAGCATCATTTAAACTGCCGTCCCAAATTGCATTTGAGAATTGTATTGTACCATTTTTACGATACATTAGAGTCAAATCATTTCCAGACTTGGTGTAAGCTTCGATGATATTACCGTAGATATCTACCACACTAAAGTTTGTTATTGTACTGTCAAGTGTGCCAATGTCCTCTGAACTGATTTGCACCTGTTCATTGCCAACAGTATAACCAGGAACAACATAGTCTGCATAATACCAATACTGTGTCAAATCCTTTTCATAGTAGCCATTTAATGGCTGATATTTCAACAAGTATCTGTCCCAGTCTGGCTTGCTTACTGTATCAATGTTTAACAAATAATCATTGGCTGCTACAATAAGAGTTCTGCGGGCCGCAATAACATCTTTAAACCATGATTGTGGACGTGGTGCATACGCATTACCGTAACGGCGTAGCGGATGCAAGCCAGGATCAGGTACCTTGCGTCGAGTGTTTACCACTGCATAATATCCGTTTGTGTTTTCATACGGATCTTTAATCAAGGCACTGGCAGCACTCTTGGTGATATTTCTTTTCTTAATATCCTTAGCAAGACCGCTTGCAGTAAAGTCTGCAATTGTTACATAAATTTTATGGTCAGCAAGTGTTGCACGTCTGACAGTATGAATATCGTAACGAGTATCGTCAAGGTATTGCAGGATTGGATAATCATCATTGCCATACTCATTGGTAGCAACGTTGACTCCGTTATTTTTAATGTATACGTAGTCGCCTTTGAAATACTTTGTACCAACAGTGTACTCTAGCAAGTTGTACGCTTCTCTGTAGTTGTCTCGACCTACTATGCTAGATGACAGTCTTTGATACAAGAAGTCATCTATGGTATCAACATTTTCTGTTACCAGTACACTATTGACATGCACCTGTTCAGGGTTCAAGTTTTGTTCAATGCGTAAAATTACTTTATCTCTGTTACCAAACATGCCTGCAATGTTTGCAATAATAAATGCATTGGTGTCAATAGGTGCTAGCCATGCAATACCGTTGGCATCTGGATTGTTTAATACAGATTCAATTGCGGCTGCTGAGTATGGTCTATTTCCGCCAACAGGAACATTAGAAGGTCTACGCTTCCAGTAGTAATAGACAGTGGTTGTTGCGCCAGAGTCTTCATCAGTTGTGGTAATTTCACTGTACCTGATTTGCCCCTCAGCATTACCGCTGGTGTCCAAATATGCATCTGGTTCAGTGTCTATTGCCGGCAACTCGGTACTTGATACCCACTCGTATACAACAACTTCGCTGTTGGCAAAGCGTTCACCCCAATGGTTAGCGCGGTACTGCAAATCACCAGATTGCTCATACTCAATATAACGTACCTTGCTCAAGTCCCACCATAGTGTACCAACTTGCTCGTCGCCCCAGGGTTTCGCACTATATTCATCAAACACACCCAACTCGCTAACATTATAGTTTGCAGGGTCTGGCAACTGCTTATAGTCAATGTACTGTGCAACATCGTCAATGGTTAAACCTTTATATGGATCAAATACTTCAACAGTCTGAATCAGATTCTCTGTTTGATAATCAAACAATTGAACTTGATAAATTGAACCGCTGTCAATCATGGTACCGTTGTAATTTTCAACTGTGTACTGATCTGCATCTACTGTACCGTTGCCAGTAAATGTGTAAATTGTATAATTGCCTTCAATGTCACCATAGTCAACATAAGCCAGCATACCTGCGCTGAATACCAAGTTAGAATTTAAAAATTCTTCGTTGGTTGTAAATTTAACCGAGCTTAATTTAAATCCAACTGCATTGTATATAGGTGCGTTACTGGTACTGCGAGCCTCAATCAATACGTTGTAATCATCAACTACTGCTTTTACCTTGTGTATTGAGTTGTAGTTTCCGTCATTTGTACCAGCAATAATAAACGAGTCGCCTTCTGACAATCTATGTGGATTTGCAAACGATGCTTTACTTTCATTCAAGCCTGTGTTGATTGCATTAGGACAAATTTCTTCAATGTAGGCTGGAGGGAACGCTTGTAACACATTCCATCCGTAGCCTTGTGGCGATGTAAAGATATAATCGCTTACCCAAATAGATGGTAACATTGATCCTGAAACAGTTACTTCAGACCATTGAGCACTTTCAAACGCACTTGTGCTAGAACCAATAATACGTACCAAGGCCTTGTACAGTTTTCCTTGATTCCATACATGATCTCCAGTATTGTAGTCATTGAATCTACTAAAGGCCTGTGTAGCGAACAATAACTTAGAACGTTCTACATTAATCAAACTGTCAAATGCAAGATCTGCTAGATACATGATTTCAATATCAGTTTTGACTAAGTCGGCTACACCTGCACTTGGCAACCAATTCTGAGACTTGCTATAGTTTTTGTCAATAGAGTCTCTGCTGATTGTTCCAAATGTGTAGTTACTTGGGCGTGATACCCAGCGAGGGTCTGCTTTGCCTACAATATCAATAATGTTGTCACTTCTTAGATCTGTAACGCCAAGTGCGTCATCTCTGAAACGAACAATTTGACGGTTGTTTGTTAGATCCTTTTTGCGAAGTTCAATTTCCCAAATTTTCTTATTTGATAAATTGCCAAACTCTCCAGTGTTAAACATCCATTGTTCATTAACGCCTACGTCTTGTTCGTTCCCTGGAATATCAATGTTTCTGTTTCTGAACAGTGCATCAATGGCCAAGTTTGTTCCCACTGCTCGTTGTAGACCTTGGCGATATAGATATGAGCTTGAACTATCCTGCACAATGTCAGCAATAACACTTTTCTTTGAAGGTACTACGTTGCCACGAGCAATGTCAGTTTTTAATGTGTCAAATGCTACTCGTTCAGGCATGTGACTTGCAACAATGTCATTGACCAGTGTGTCAAATCCTGGCAAGGTACTGTATTGCTGTGGTATTACACCCAGCGCAGATGGGCGGCCTGTCCAATTGTAAGTTCTACGGCCAGAAATAGTTAGGTCTTGTAATCGGTTATCTGTTTGTAAGTCAGCAATCAAATCGCCAAATTTGGTTTTGTTGCTGATAAAGAATACATGATCGTAATACTGTACTTCAAAATTAACAAATACAATTTGCTCGCTTGTTAGTGGAGCAATTTTATCAATATTTTTTTCAAAGTCTCTAGTGATCAACAACTCGTTGGCTGTTGCTGAACGTCCGTTAGCATACAAGACTTTACCTGTGCGGCCAAGGTCAGCATCTAATCTGCTTAGTGCGCCCATTTCATGATGAAATTTTAAACCGTCTGCTGTTGCAACGCCCACGACGCAGAAGTGTTCTTCTCCCCACTGTTCTTCGTTCCAAGATATTGCATCAATTGCCACTTGTCTCCAATTTGTAACAGTGCCGCGATTGTTCAAACTGTCTAACACTAGACCTTGTTGCGTTTGGTATTCGCCTAGCCCCATTAATAATGTAATAAGGTCTTGCTTGTTTGCAACATATGAACCATAAGGTACCATGACTGGTGTTGGATTCCAACTTAGATATTCAACAAAAGTTCCATAGCCAGTCACCAACTGTCTACGTGTTGTAGGATAACCAGTTGATAGTGCATTTGCTGTTGGAGTCAGCACTTTAAAAAATCTATATTTTGGATCGTAACCATACACACGGAATCCAACATCGTCCTTTTCTATACGAACTGATGTATAACGTAACTGTTCTTTCGGTATGCCTTTGCTTAGTGTTAATCCAAAATCGTTATCAGGCACATACTCGTTGTCTTGGAACTTAGAGTACGGCATTTTTAGTGTAATGTCACCGTCGGTAAAGCCGCCAACACTGAACTCTAGCTTGGTGCCAATGGCCAACAAGTCATTTAGTGGTGTTTCGCCTAATAGATTAAACTCTCTATAACCTTCAAATATAACTGCGCCAATACCAATTAGTGTACGATTGTACAAGAACTGGTCAGGGGCAATGCTGCCAGTGCCTTTAGGGGCAATGCTGTTGTTGTTGACTGTTTGAATAAACGGATTAATTGAACTGTCAAAGAACTCGTTTGCCAAGTCATAGCTATCCAGCGCATGGAGTACATTACTCCATGTACCGCTTATGCTTCGGCGCCAAGCCATTTCAGCAGGACCCAATGAACCAATTTCCCAAGGCTGCTGTGCTTCATCAGCTGTTGGTGAAGCAATTCCTGCATCAAACGGGCTTAATAGATTTCCGTCGTTGTCAACTGGGAACATTGTGCGCGGGTGTGCAAATGTTGGATCAGTAAATGCGGCAGCGCCTGGCTCATTTAAAATACCAAAATACAATGCTAATTCAAGTGCAGAACGCTTGGTTGCATCAGTCCAAGAATAATGTGTGTCCCACCAGACTGGCTTGCTATCGTAGCCTAGGGCTTCCCAAGGAGCATCATGTAAACGATATGTACCATAGAAGTCCAAGTATAACTTTCTCCAACTTGCTCCACCATAGTTCCATGTCCATGAGTCATTTGCATCAAAGTCAGCGCGGCTTCGATAGTCTATGCCGTTCATTGAATACCATTCCAATTGCGAGCGCGACTGTGATTCTGTCACCGGCTGATTTTCATAATTTCTAAATGTGCGCTGTCTATTAGTAACACCAACAGAGTTAGTGCAGGCATTATAAATTCTCTTTTCTAACTCTAAGATGATTGCATTTAAAGGATTGCTGTCACTGACTTCGCCAGAATCTGGGTCCGTATATGCAGTGATACGCGAACCATCATGGCGTTGGATAAACGTCTTTGAATGTGGTCCCCATGTTTCAGTAACTAACTGAGGAACGTACAAGCCAGACAGACCAAGTTTAGCAGGGCTAGCCGGAATGCCAGAATAAATTTCTGTTTCTTCTGCAAAATAAATTTCAACAACACTATCAGTTACTGGTGCAGTTTTAAAGATAACTTGCTGGTTACTGATTGTATAGTCAGCACCTTTTAATTGTAAATTGCCGTCAAGATAAACATAAACATGATCGGCTGCATATGGTCTAGTAAACAGAGTACTAGAGCCAATTGCAAAAGTATCACTACCGTTGGCAATAGCTGTATTCAATTGCATACCATCTCGAACAAACGCCATGCCTGATACTGAGTCAGTTGAGCTGTAATTTACTCCAAGTAATAGTTCGCCCAAGATACGATCAAGTGCATTGTCAACACCAGATGACGCTATATCATATACTCTATTGCTTTCTTCTAGCTTGGTAATAAACTTACGGTACCAGCGCCAGGCGCTCACTGAACGTGCTACAACAACATCTTGTAGTCCAGGTTGTAATGCAAAGTTAGCCCACGAAGAGCGCATTGCACTATTATCAACCATGTAAATGCCATCTAGAGTTTTAAATTTAGGACAGTCAATCCATTCACGCTGGTTGGCAGTGTTTACTGCAATATTTTTAGATAAGCCTTTGATGACTCGAGCAACACTGATTTCACCAAAATTTTCAAACTGCTCTGGGTTATAATCAATGCCAGGAATAGCAGTCAAGTGGTCGCCATCAATGTTATTGCCTTGGTGTTGAATTTCAGCCACGCCTACACTGTCCAAAGAAACAGTGTATGCTGTAGAATCTATAGTGTAAGCAACAGGCAAACCGTTGACTTTGATTTTTATAAATCTAGGATCATCCTTAAGTTCTATTAGACGAGCAATAAAGCTAATAAAGCCAACTGAAACTGTTAATGTATCAACTGCGGTAGCTGGGACTGCGAATCTCACTTCGCCGTCAATGACTGGTACATAGAATGTTTCAAAACCCAGTCCACTAACTGTTGCAATGTTTTGTAAGCCATTGTGATATACCTTAAAGCAAATGTCACGTCCACGAGCGCCTACTGCTACGTTATCAACCACTTGCTTAAAGTCATCAGTGTAAAGCACTGTGCCTACGCCATTGGCAATCTTAACAGCCCAGTTGTATTCGGGCCACATTGTGCTGTCTAGTTGAATAGTAGTAGGGCCATTGATTGATTGTGAGCGCAGTGACCAGCTTTTTAACTTAAACCAAGCACGACGATATCCATTGCTTAATTCAGATATTGTGTCTTTTCCAGATAGTCTACGGAAAGAATATGGACCCGGCACTGGCTTTTGTGTACCATTGCTGTCAATGTATAATGCAGTTGTTTGAAGTGTGTGTTCAAACAAAATGTTATACATGCTATCAACTGCTGTGTTATCTTTAGATAGCTGTGTAAACTGTGTTGGTAAAAAGTCAAGGGAATATCCAGTCTCGTCATCAAAGTGTGTGCCAGTTTTAATTTTAATAATA